ATTGCCGTAGGTGCCGCATTATTAAACACCAGTATTGATCTATTAGGTGCTGGATTAAAAATCGGAGTTGAGGCAGTATCTGCATTTGGTGGTGCATTAGTTGGTGCTATTCCGTTAATCGGCGGTGGGTTGCAACGTGGTGTTGATGGAATGGCAGCAGTAGCAAAAGAAGTTATTGATCTTAGCACAACTGTATTAAAAGCTGGTAACGAAATGATGTCGGCTGAATTCCAAATGACTACCAAAGTTATGGCAGATATGGCTAAATCTGGTGCGGGATTTGCAGGTGGTATGACTGAAATGCGCCAAATTGCAAACGAAAGTGGAATTGGTATTGAGCAATTTGGCAAAGTTATTGCTAATAGTCGAGATTCTATTACAGGCATGGGATTAAGTGCTACTGAAGCAACAACTAGATTAAGCAAAGGAATGGGTGCGCTTGCTACTACTTTTGGTAAAGGTGGAAGTAGCTTGCGCGGCGAAATGCTAGCATTAGGGTATAGTTACGAAGAGCAAGGCGAAATAATGGCCCAGTATGCTGCAAATGAACGTGCTGCAGGCCGATTAAAACATATGACAGATACCGAGCTAGCTCAAGGTACTGCACAATATGCTAAAGATTTAAAAGTACTTGCAGACATTACTGGTAAAGATGCTAAAAAAGCAATGGACGATGCACGTTCGGCATCACTCGAAGCTGATATTATGGCTCAATTAAGCGATAAAGAAGCAGAAAAATTTCAAAAGTCGTATGCAGCGATGCCAGATACTCTGAAAAAAGGATTCTTAGAATTTGTAGCAAGTGGTGGTCAGGTTATTGCTGATTCATCAACTAACATAGCAATGGCGCAAAATAGTAAAATTAAAGATATTTTTACCACTGGGTTTAGCGGAATAAAAGACGCAAGTAAAACTGCCCAACAAGTACAAGATGAAACCTTAGTAGCCGCAATAGAAGCAGGTAAAGCACAAAAAACATTATCACAAGGCGCGCCACAGTTAGCATTTGCTGGACGGGTATTAGGTTCTTATACTGATACAATTGCTAAACAAAACGAGCTTATTAAACTTGGTCAATTAGACCCTGAAGCAGTTAAGAAAAGCCGAGATGCACAAATAGGAATGGCAGAAACACAAGATCCAGTTACTAAAGGATTTGTAAAAGCAACTGATGCAGTAGTTGCTTTTCAAATGAAAATGGCAAACTTAGCTACAGAATTAATGCCATTGTATGCAACAGCAATTGGTGATGCTACAGCAAAAACTGCAACAATAGTAACGGCTGCAATGCAATTAGCATCTGGCAAAATAACTATGAAGCAATTTGGTGATATGATGGGCATGCCCGGTGCTGATGGAACAGCAAAGAAAACAAAAATAGATAGATTAAAAGAAGAACGTGAGAAGAATGAAGATGCACTGGCAGAATCACAAGCTAAGTTACCATCTGGTCGTGGTCTAATAAGTAAAGCGGCTGGAACAGATTTTTCCGTCGCTGATACTTATGCAGGACCAGAAGTTGCTGCTGAAATTAAAGCACGTAAAGAAGCATTAAAAAAATCAGAAGAACTAGAAGAGAAAGTAAATGCAGCAAAATTAGCATATACACATGGGTTACAAGATGTACTTGGCAGTTTACGTGATCATGCAACAGCAGAAGACAAGCAAGCTGCGACGTTGAAATTTAATCAAGAATTTATTAAAAAATCACAAGCAGAAGATCCAACTGGTAAAGAAAATATGCTCGATACTAAAACTTACATGCCGGTGAATATCAAAGGAACTGCTGAATATTTTAAATTGCCCACTGCAAAACCGACTACACCAGATGCAACAACAGGAGTTCCTACTCCTAACACTGCAAAAGAAACAGGTCAGGCAAAAGGCGGCGTTTCGGTTGGACCAACATCAGGATATCACGAATTATTGCACGGTACCGAAGCAGTTGTGCCGTTGCCAGATAATAAATCAATTCCAGTTAAACTAGACAGTAGCTCATTGAATGCTACATTGCATGAGCATACCGGAATTTTAAATAATATACTATTAGCAATGAATAAAAACAACACCCTGTCGTCGGGAATTTTACAGAACAGCTACTAAGCTATAAATACACTATCGTAAAGAGAATATAACTATGTCATGGAAAAAGCACTTCAGAACTGCAAACACTGGCGGACAACTAAGTCCAATTAGCGGAATTAACAATTCAGCAGACCCAAGCTATCGTAACTATCAAAGCCAATTGCCTGAAGTGTATGTAGGGCATCCAAATCGCACAGAACGTTATAATCAATATGAATCCATGGATATGGACAGTGAAGTTAATGCCGCCCTTGATATTATTGCAGAATTCTGCACACAACCAAATACAGAAAACGGCACAGGGTTTGACTTATATTTTAAAGAAACACCAACAGATAACGAAATCAAACTACTTAAAGATCAATTGCTACAATGGGTTAATCTAAATCAATTAAACAAACGTCTATTCAAACTTGTACGTAATACATTAAAATACGGCGACCAAGTATTCTTACGCGACCCAGAAACATTTAAATTATACTGGACAGAAATGGGCAGTGTAATCAAAGTTATTGTTAATGAAGCAGAAGGAAAAGATCCTGAGCAATATGTAATTAAGAATCTTAATCTTAACTTTCAAAACTTAACTGCAACAGCATTAAGCTCGAGTGACACTTATACTAATCACCCACAACAAGGCGGGTCTGGCGGCTCTGGTTCATATGTACAGCCTAATGTACCGTATAGTGGTGGTTCACGCTTTAGTCATGCGCAAAATGAAGCAGTACTAAATGCAGAACACGTTGTACATATTAGTTTAACAGAAGGCTTAGATGTTAACTGGCCGTTCGGTACAAGTATTCTTGAAAGTATTTTCAAAATATTTAAACAAAAAGAACTGTTAGAAGACGCTATTATTATCTACCGCGTACAACGTGCGCCAGAAAGACGTATATTTAAAATTGATGTTGGTAATATGCCAACACACATGGCTATGGCGTTTGTAGACAGAATTAAAAATGAAGTACATCAACGTCGCATACCAACACAAACTGGCGGCGGCGCAAATATGATGGATGCAACATACAATCCACTATCAACCAATGAAGACTTTTTCTTCCCAGTTGGCGCAGAAGGGCGCGGTTCAACTGTTGAAGCATTGCCAGGCGGTAGCAACTTGGGTGAAATTACAGACTTACGTTTCTTTACTAATAAAATGTTCCGTGGCTTACGTATTCCTAGTAGCTATTTGCCAACAGGCAGTGACGATAGTACATCAACATTTAATGATGGCAAAGGAACAACAGCATTAATCCAAGAATGGCGCTTCAATCAATACTGTATGCGTTTACAAACTATGATAGTCGAAAAACTAGATACTGAGTTTAAAATGTTTATGCGCTGGAGAGGTATTAACATTGATGGACAGCTATTTGAACTAAGACTAAACGAACCACAAAACTTTGCAAAATATCGCCAAGCAGAAGTTGATGCAGCACGTATACAAGCATTTACATCATTGGAACAAACTCCATATCTGAGTAAACGTTTCCTATTAGAACGTTATTTAGATTTAAGCGAAGAAGAAATGCAACGTAATGATGAATTATGGGCAGAAGAACACGATGATAAACCAGATACTACAGAAACAGATGCAAGTTTACGTGCAGTTGGCGTAACACCAGCAGGTATCGAAAGCGATATGGGTAATTTAGAAATGCCCGATTTAGGTGCAGAAACAGTTCCTGGAGTAGAACCTGGTGGATTACCAGCAACAGGAGCCGCGCCAGCTGTGCCAGCATCGGCTCCACCGGCTCCTGGTTTATAACATAGTAGATAAATAATATTATGTATATAACCGAAATGTTTAATTCTGAATTAGTGCAACAGCACCAAACCGAAGAGGAGGATAATACCCCTCTAAAGTTGTCTGATCTGCGTAAAACTAAACTAACATTAACACAATTACATCGTTTACGTATTATGAATGATGTGCGTAGATTAGAAAAAGAACAAGACTTAGAAAAAGTAAGATCGCAGTACAAGCCGGCTGAAGTCGCACCTCCGATGTAGTTATCAACAAGAATCAATCAAAAAACACGCATTTAACTTCAATTTTTCAATAAAAAAGTAAATAATATTACAGAGATATTACGAAACGTAAATCTCACCTAGACAGACAATTTAAGGAGTTCTTTATGAACAAGTATGAACAGTTAATTGAACACATCATTAATGATGATACAGCTAAGGCTCGCGAATTATTCCACAACATCGTTGTTGAAAAATCACGTGACATTTATGAAAGCCTAATCGACGAAACAGATTTAGACGAAGTTGGCGGAAACAAAGTACAAGGTTTTATAGATGAAGTTAATCTTGACGAACAAGGCATTAGTGAAGAAGATGAAGAAGCTGGCGAATTTGAACTTGGCGGCGAAGAAGAAGGCGAAAGCGACTTTGATGGCGGCGAAGAATTTGGTAGTGAAGAAGAATTTGGTGGTGAAGAACAAGGCGAAGCAGAAATCGAAGATCGCGTAGTTGATCTTGAGTCTGCACTTGATGAATTAAAAGCAGAATTTGATGCATTAATGGCTGGCGAAGAAGGCGAAGCAGAACACGCTGATATGTTTGGCGGTGACGACGAAGCTGGTGATGAGTTTGGCGGCGAAGAAGAGTTCGGTGCAGATGACGAAGCTGGTGAATTTGATGAAACTATTGTACGTGAATACGTAGAAAAAGTTGCAGCACCTAGCAAAACTGAAGGTGGCGAAGTTGCTCGTGGCGGTTCTGTTAGTGTAAACAAACAATCTATCGTTGCTAAGAAAAATGATATGGGCGGTACATCAGCTAATATCGTACGTGGCGGAACAGAAAACGGCGGAAACGTTAAAAAACCAACAGTAAACAATGCAGGTAACATTAATGTTCCAGGCGGTAAAGCTGGTTCGGCATTTAAAGGCAAAGCAGCTCCAAAAGCAGGCGAAGGCCAAACAACTGACGGTAAAGTACCAACAAACACTAGAAGCCCGTTAGCACGTTAATTTAGGATAAGAAAATGGCTTCATACTTAAAAGAAAACTTAACCTTTGACAATGCTAGAATGGAAATTCTAACAGAAGATAGTCATGACGGTAAAGGTAAGAATCTTTATATGAAAGGCATATTCATTCAAGGTGGCGTTAAAAACCACAACGAACGAGTGTATCCAGTAAATGAAATTGAAAAAGCTGTATCAAATGTTAATGAACAAATCAAGGGTGGCTATAGCGTCTTAGGCGAAGTAGATCACCCAGATGATTTGAAAATTAACTTAGACCGTGTAAGCCACATGATTACAGATATGTGGATGGACGGTCCAAACGGCTTCGGTAAATTAAAGGTTCTCCCAACTCCGATGGGGTTATTAGTAACGACAATGTTGGAAAGTGGAGTTAAACTTGGTGTTAGTTCTAGAGGTAGCGGCAACGTTAGCGAAAGTAACGGTCAAGTGAGTGACTTTGAAATAGTCACAGTAGATGTAGTTGCGCAACCTAGTGCTCCTAATGCATACCCGACAGCGATTTATGAAGGACTGTTGAATATGCGTGGTGGACATAAAGTATTCGAAATGGCAAAAGAAGCCAGCGCAGATCAAAAGGTACAAAAATATTTAAAAGAGCAAGTTACACGCTTGATTAAAGATTTAAAATTAAAATAGGAGATCAGTATGTTAACAGCTATCAAGCCATTGTTAGATAGTGGCATCATTAACGAAGATACTCAAGCAGCTATTACTGAAGCTTGGGAATCACAAATTAATGAAGCTCGTGAAACTGTTCGTGCAGAATTGCGCGAAGAATTCGCAAGCCGCTACGAACATGACAAAAATGTTATGGTTGAAGCTCTAGACAAAATGGTTACTGAAAGTCTTACTGCCGAACTTAATGAGTTCGCTAGTGAGAAACAAGCTCTTGCAGAAGACCGCGTGAAATTTAAACGTCATATGGTTGAAAGCGCAAGCAAATTTAACAACTTCTTAGTTGGTAAATTAGCTGAAGAAATCAAAGAACTACGTTCAGATCGCAAAGTTCAAAACGAAGCA